GAATGATTCTAATATGGCAACAACAAAGATAGATATATGCTCAACAGCTTTAATCCTCATAGGAGCAACAACAATCACATCCTTCACGGATGACAGTACAGAGGCAACTGTCTGCAATACAATCTACGAGGATATTCTTAAAGCATCCCTGACAAGACACAGATGGAGATTTGCGTCAGAACAAAAGCAATTAAGTTTGCTGACAGCATCTCCGACAGGACGATTTGCGTATGCCTACCAACTGCCTACAAGTCCTCAACTCATACAAATTATTACACTAACAGTTAATGACGCTGTTATTCCATATGAACGATATGGAGATAAAGTTTATTTAGACAGCCATGGTAGTACCTCTACCGTTGTCTGCGATTACATCTTTCGCCAAGATGAAGCATATTTTCCTCCACACTTCATCTTGGCACTTGAATATCATTTAGCCAGTCTGTTTGCTGGATCAATAGCTAGGGATTCAGGAATGATTAAGCAATTTTCTGAAATGGCTGAACGACAATATTTAGTTGCCAAGAATATTGATTCGGCTGAAAAAACAAACCAGCAATTAAATCTAACTCGATTTACAAACTTAAGACAATCAACGAGAATTTAAATGGCTAGAACATTAAGAACTGTTCTAACTAACTTTAGTGGTGGAGAACTTAATCCCCTACTAAAAACAAGGACGGATGCAAAGGCATACTTCAACGGAGCGCAGACACTTCGCAACTGGTATATGCTGGATACTGGTGGAATCATGCGTAGGCAAGGAACTTCCTACAAGCAAACATTAAGTGGTGAATCTCGTATATTGCCATTTGTCTTTTCAGATGACGAAGTTGCCATATTTGCTTTAAGCAATAACAGGCTGGATGTCTTTAGCAGTACAGGAGCATCCATCCAAGCCAACATAACATCCAACTGCAACTGGACCACAGCCCAGTTATTTGAACTGAACATAGCTCAATTTGGCGATACAGTTTTTATAGCCAACAGAAATAATCCAACCGTTAAAATCAAGAGGGCATCAGCATCATCATTTGCTGCAACAGTATTTGCCTTTGATTCCCATTCTTCAGGATATCCACGCTATCAACCCTATTACAAGTATGAGGATAGTACCGTTACACTCACTCCAGCAGCAACGACTGGAAGTGGAGTTAATGTAACTGCATCATCTGCCATATTTGATTCTGATGCCAACTGGGTAGGCAAAGTCTTGCGCATTGGCGAAAAGGAAGTTGATATTACAGCAAGGACCAATACAACCGTTGTTGTCGTAACCATCAGGGAAACACTAGCAAGTACAAGTGCCAATGCTGAATGGGATGAACAACTGATTTCCTCTCACAGAGGATATCCCCAAGCAATTACTTTCCATGACAATAGACTGTGGTTGGCTGGAATTAAATCCAAGCCATCTTCAGTCAATGCCAGTCAGGTAGGCGATTACTTTAACTTCAGCGTAGGTACTGGTCTGTCAAGTGAAGGCATAGATGTTGCCATTAGTGGCGATCAGGTGAATGAAATTCGCCATCTTTATTCCAGTTCCAATCTACAAATTTTTACAGATGGTGGTGAATATATTATTCCAACATCATCCGATACTGCTGCAATTACTCCAAGCAACATTGTCTTTAGGCGACAAACACCCTATGGATGCTCTCGAACAAGACCAATTCTCTTTGACGGAGCATCCCTTTATACGCAAAAGAATGGTCAGGCAATTAGGGAGTTCATTTATTCCGATACCGAGGCTGGATACATTTCAACCAATATTTCGGTAATGGCTAGTCATCTTATAGACAGTCCAAAGGATATTGCCATGATTAGTGGCAGTTCCACTCGTCCTGAACAATTCGCTATTTTTACAAATAACGGAAGTACCCATGGTGGAAAACTAGCTGTCTTTCATTCGATAAGAGAGGAAGACATAGCTGGATGGACCATGTGGAGTACAAGGGATGATGATACATTTCACAGTGTTACAAGTGCCAACGAACACTTGTTTGCTGTATGCAAACGATCCTTGAATAGTGTAGTAACCTATACATTGGAGAAGTTTGCAGAAGATGATTCAACGAGCCTTGACTGTTCAACAGCGTCAACCCTAAACCAGCGTGGTACTCCTCTCGTTAAAGGCGCATCACAGTCAGGGCTTACATTAATCACGGATGGATTTACTTCAGCTCCACAGATACAGGAAGAATTTACAGTTAGTGGAGTATCAGGAACATACACCATTACTGCTGTTACCAACAATGGTGGTGGTACATATACCCTTACACTAGATGCTACATTGGCATCTTCCCCAGCAGATAACGCAGCCCTTACACTTACAAAAGGATTCTTGCATGATGTGAATGCCATTTATACAAGTGAATCCATTAATGCTGTAGCTGGTAATTCCTCATTGGGAGCATTTACGGTATCAGGTGGCGACCAAGTTACCTTTACCGTTGATCCCCAAGCAACAGGCGTAAGCATTGGATTCAATTATACTCCTTCCTTGGAAACCATGCCGATTGATGTGGAAACAGAAACTGGTCCTCATACTGGACTTCCCAGAAGAATAGTGCGTTGCATTGTGGATATAGCTGACGCATTGGATATTTCATTGAAAGCTCCCAATTCATCTGCGACAGCGCATGAGCTGGTGATCTTGCAAAGTGGATTTACGATAGGTGATGATTTGATAAAGCAATCAGGAAAGAAAGAGTTTTATTTTTTAGGATATGATAAATCTCCTACAATAACAATAACACAGAATGATCCCTTACCATTGAAGGTATTGGGAATGGCACTTGAGGTTCAAATAAGCTAATGACAATAAACCCAGCATATATTTACGCAGGAGTTAAAGGATTAGAAACTCTTTTTGGTTTTTCCATGGGGAGAAGGCAAGATAAGTCATATCTTCAAAAACTTCATCAGGACAAGCTCCTTACTCGATACAATACGGTATCCAATACTAATGTTATATTGGATAACTTAGCATCATTACAGGCTGATAATATAACTATGGCTGGAACAGCCAATTACAATACCTTTGATAGTGCCTCTTTTAGGGCTATTGAGAAAAGAATGACATCTTTGGCAGACAAGGACATTAAGAATCTAGAAATTAATAATCAAATAGCGATTAGTGGAATTAATACTTCAATTTCCAATCTGAACTTTAATATGAGAATGAAGGAATTTCAACTTGTTGCTGATCTTGGAACTCTTGCTGTATCGTCACACTATTATATGAAGGATCAAACTACAGAAATAGCTACAAGAAACGCTGAACTGGAAAAATTAAATAAAATAAATGCAGAAATAAAAAGACAAGGAAGAATTACCAGAGGATATTATGGAAGGAACTATAACATTGTACGATTTGCTGATCGCTTTAAAAAATTACCGACTGGTAATTATGGATTTTATAAAGGAAGATAATGGCAATACTTAAGAAATATAAATCAATGGTAAATCCACCACAGCCAAGTGGACTGAACATTCAAGTGAACAAGGACATCAAGCCCTTTAATGCTCCGATTGAACTGTATGCTCAACGAATTGAACATGATGACAAACTTGTCTTGGATGACTTGGACAATAAGATTGGACTAGCTAAACTGGAAAACAAGAGTGAGCAAGATTTTTTAAAAGAACAAGAAACAATATTCAAGGACAGGAACAAAATTTTTTTTAATAATGTTCTTACAAGTGAAAAGATCGCCCTTATTGAATTTGAAAATGATCTTCGAAGTGATTATCGGAATAATCCTACTGGCTACAAGGAAAAACTTGATGAATATGTCAAGGTAAAACTCAATTCAGGACTGTTTCCTGATCCAACAAGAATATTGAAGTTTCAGGAAAAGGCGACATCATTGGGTGTTTCAGGACTGAATACAATAAGCAAGAATGTTGATACATTGCTGGAAAACAATTCTTGGGAAGGGTTGAATCTTTTATCACAAAAAAATTCATCAGTAATCAAGGACAGCATTTCACAAATATACAGCATGAAGGATATTGCCAATCATAAAAAGCTGTATGCAAAAGAAAGTAAAGATTTAGAGGGAACGCTTGTTAATTTTTTACAAGATCATGGACACAGGACCGATAAAACAGAAGCAGACATTTTAGATGTATTGGACCAATGGAGATTGGATCACGACAGGAATTTCCTAGAACACATTCTGACCAATGTCATAATGAAACCTGATGATGCCAACTCTGTTGCCATGGCTGAAGCAGT